TGTCGTAATCACCGTATATGAATAAATCTGGTATATACTGTTGATAATAATGATTACCTTCTTCTGTTGCTGATAAAACTATACCCGCTGGTAAATGTTTTTTATGGTACAGAATATCAGTAACAAGGGTTGATTTACCCGTATTACGTTTACCTATAAAAACACATACTTTATCATCCGCCATGTTTTCAGGTTTAAATTTTCTCAACTGAAGATTCATCTATAATATCGTGTCGTTTTATTTCATAAAATTTTACTCACGTAAAGTAAGAATGGCTGGTCGATTAAACCTTGCTATCACGGGTATCCAGGACCAATGGCTTACTGGGGAACCCGAGTTTTCGTATTTCCTGATGAATTTTAGAAGACATACTAAATTTTCAATTGAATCTATCGAAACACCGTTTGATGGTGATGTTGATTACGACGCAACTGTAGAGTGTCGTATACCCAAAAACAAAGGGGATCTTATCCGAAGTATGATGATTAAATTTACTTTACCTAAACCAACGACACCTGATAAATCCTTTACAGTGACTGCCGCCGGTGGTAAATATTTTATAGACGGTGATGAACAGGCAACACTTACACTGTATGAAGGCGCAACGTATACTTTTAATGTGAACGCATCTAGTCACCCTTTCTACCTATCTGAAACGATTAATGGAACCCGTAATGGTGGTTCTGTGTATGATACTGGTGTGACTGGTGGTGGTGCAGAAGTTGGTACTCTTACATTCGTCGTACCAGAGAATGCACCATCAACTTTATATTATTACTGTTCTGCACACTCAAATATGGGTGGTCAAATAAACGTGAAAACGCTTCGGTACCGTGAGTCTATAGGTGCGCAGATAATAGACCATGCCGATCTCGTTATTGGTGGACAAAGTATAGAGAGAATAACGGGTGATTACATTTACATGTATGATCAGATACACAGTAATAAAGATGATATTGATCAAACACTCTACTTCTTAAATGGACATGGTAATTACATAGACGTAGCGTACGATTGGGGTTATAGTGTATTATTACCATTTTATTTCTTTAGAAATCCAAGTTTAGCTATACCTGTGTGTGCATTAACAAAACAACTCGTAGAAGTACGTATAAAATTTAAAAAAATTGAAGACGTTACTGTATCATACGCGAGAACAACTGATACGATATCTGAACCACCTTCAAGTGTTTCGTCTTTTATTAAAAATGTTTCTCTCGTGACAGATTTCTTTTTCATTACAGAAGATGAAAAGAATTTCCTACTTACACGCCCTATAGAATACGTTATAACTCAACTCCAAATGTCTCAGTTTAAGTTTAAACCAGGCGAATCTAAAAAATCTGGTATGCTTAACTTTAAAAATCCCGTCAAAGAAATGTTCTTTTTGGCTGTTAGTGATGACGTATACAAATACGAACCAATAAAACAAGTTACCATGAAATTTAACAATAACATAATCATAGACGCTGATAATTTAATGCTCAGTTACGAACAACCATTAAAGTATTATACAGGGGTAACGGATAATAACTTTGGTGTATATAGTTTCTCATTGAAACCAGAAACATATTACCCGACCGGTCAAGTTAACATGAGTAGAATAGCACACAATTTGATAGATATTGAACTCGATACACCAGACGCGAGTTTCGGACATAAAGTTTACGTATACGCTGTAAACTACAACGTTTTACGTATAAGTAGCGGACTTGGAGGTTTAAAATTTTAGTAAGTTATACTAGTAATGGCTGGACGTGTTCAATTAGAAACATCTGGTCCACAGGACGCTTTTTTTACAGACGACCCCGAATATACCTATTTCATAAAGAATTTTCAAAAACATACCAATTTTGCACCATTCTTTGTTGATTTAGATGTTCAAGGTGAAGTAGAATTTGGAAATACTATTCGGTGTACTATCCCACAAAACCAAGGTGATCTTCTCAAAACCGTAAGTTTGAAAGTTGAATTATCTAGTATACATCAAAATTTAGTAAGTGGTATCGAAGGTATAGGATACGTTGAGTCTATAGGTCATGCCATGATTGAGTATGCAGAAATTCTGATAGGTGGTCAGGTTATTCAACGTATACCAAGTGATTTCTTAGCTATATATTCTGATAATTACGTTACACAAACAAAACAACATAACTTAGCGAAACTTATTGGTAAACCACCTTTAGAACTTTCAGGTACGAATGTAAGACAAGCTAAAATTGCAGGGTATCTAGGTTTAGCAACTTCTGATACTAAATATTTTGTTGATATACCATTTTATTTTTATAATAATCCCGAACTCGCTGTACCACTTTGTGCCATAACAGGTCAGGAAATAGAAATTGTTATAAAACTTAGAGATCTAAAAGATTGTGTTTGGGGGTACGATGCAACCGACCCCGCAAATAGTAATTCAATTTATTATTTAAGTGATTACATACAAACAAAAGGACTTATAAAAAGTTTAAAATTAACAACTGAAATGGTTTCTCTAGATGAAGAAGAAAAACAGATGTTATTAAGTAAAAAAATAGATTATATAATCACACAAATACAAGAGAGTAAATCTATAATACCACAGGATTCAGATGCGAGCTCTATAATTGATGTTAAACATAAACTTAAATTTAAAAATCCTGTAAAAGAGTTATTTTTTATAATTCAAACACTTAGAAAAGATGATCTCTATTCGGCGACGCCTTATTTTGTTACCAATTTTGATTATGATTCAGATTACCAATTGTATAACGGTGAATACGTAAATTACGAACATTTACAAAACCTTGAAATACAATTAGACGATTCTGTTATTTTAGATAAAGTTACAGGTAATGTCATAAACTTACGCGCAATACAGAGTGGTATACACCATTCAAGAACACAATTATTTAGAAGATACTATTCGTATAGTTTTGCACTTGAACCGGAACGGTGGTATCCAACAGGACAAAGAAATTTTAGTTTAATTAAAGAACAGGATATAAAACTCAGAATATTACCAGATCAGGAGGCTAAAAGAGAACTTAGAGTTTTAGGCCTAAGTTATAATATACTCCGTATAGAAAACGGAATTGCTAAAACACTGTTTAATTTATAATGAATCAACAAGAAAAAGACGCAACCGAAAACTTAATTGAGCAAGTCCAGGACTCTGCTATTAACATTATTCAACCCGTACTCGAAAGAACTATGGTTCTCGCAGCTGAATACGCAAAAGCATGTGGTCGAGATATGGTACTCGGTGAAGATTTGGAATATGCCATGAAATATTGTGCCATGAACGAAGTTGGTAAGAAAATGGGAACACATTTCCCGGAAATATATGAAGAATCTTCAGATGAAGACGATATCGAAATTGAAGATGAAGAAATTCCTTTTACGCGATACACAGGACGTGAATATAAGTTTGTTAAAATGAATATGGCATACGATAATTGGGGTGCATGGGAACCAAAAAATCCGTCAGAATTAATGTTAAAAAATGCTATAGATAGTAATGAACACATCGGAACCAACGGGGTACGTGACGACTTCTGAATATTTTAGATTACGTGATGATGATACAGATTCTGATTCCGATACAGAAACAGATTCGGAATCCGATTCGGGTACAGTACCTATAAATATAGGTATGTTAAAAGGGTATTTAAACCCAAAATATTATAAAGAAATTTTAGTCGAAGAAGATTTACTCCCCGATTAAAATCTCAGGATACTATATATAAAAAATGTCTACTGCTGCTGAAACTGTTACGCTCGTCGCTCGTGAACTCGAGTCCCAATCCCTCAACGCCGTTGTCGCCGGCTTCTCCTTCGCCGCCGCCCTCTCGTGGATGGACTTGGTGAGATGGTTGGTTAACCAAGTTGTTAAGGTTAACAAAAACGGTGGTATGAATTACACGCTTACTGCATTGTTTACGACGCTCTTGTCCATCTTGGTCTACGTCGGTATCTCCCGTGTCTCTACACGTGTGCAAAAGCCAACCCAACCAATCTTCGCGGTTACTCGATAAGTTTAGGCTTACGCATAACCAATAATAAAAATAATCCGGTTGCGACTACCATAAATATAGATACAAAAGCATCCCATCTACGCGGATCCTCTAGCTCGGGGATACTCATAGGTGGTGGAAGAGAAAAGTCTCGTTCCACTTTAGCAATATTCTCAAGTTTATCAGTAGAACACGTCACTGCGAGTTTAAGTATAT